AATACCATACTTCTCTAAGTCTTTCTTCATCTTAAAGTCTAAGAAATCAGACAGCTCATTAGAAGCCTTCTTGCTTTCTTTAGGTAGGGCGGAATATGCTGCGTTCTTAGCGTCCTTCTCTTCTTTAGTACCCTCTGGCATTACTCGCTGGTCATGTACTACTAAAGCGTCTTCGTTACTCAGCGTCATAAACGTAGCCATGCCTTTACCATATTCAGACTTGAATATCATAGACTCTGCATGTACTGGACGGATACCTGCTCTACGAGCTAGTGACCCTGAAGTCTGATTAAACTTACCAACAAGCTTCTTCATCTCTGGTGTGTTTATTTGAGCAACAGCCTTGCTTCCCGCCTCACCAAGGAAAGGTGCAAGATACTTAGAATATAGGTGACCTAGTTTTGTCTCAGTTACTGGTATCTTTTCTTGATTCTTTACCCATGCCTTTGACTTAGGATTATATTCAATAATACCTGCATCTAACTGTGAAGCATAAGATAAGTCAGCACTCTGCTGTGCCTTAGTCATAACACTAGAGCCTACGCCGAAAGGCATACCCAATATACCACCAACAAGAGCTTCAACAGCAGACTCTTTTAATGACTCTTCTACATCAAACTGATCCCAGTAAGATGCAGAGTTCGTAGCTGCTATAGTTGTAGCAAAGTCCTGCACACCTTCAGTAATACCTGAACCTAGTGATGCCATACCTACTTGTCTAGCCATTGAAGGAGTCTGAGCTACCTGACCACGTATAGCACCGCTTAACGCACTAGCATTACCAGCATTAATACCAGCCATAAGCTCAGGAGCAGTAGATCTAATAGCTGGTGTCAAGGCTTTAATAAACTTAGCACCTGCCAGCGGCTCTAACGCACCTAGAGCAAGACCAGTACCTAAGTCTGCCATAGAAGCAGTGTATGCCTCGTCCATATCCTCTGCTTTAAGGCCAATGTCACCTATGTTCATCACACCTGACATAAGACCACCAGCAACTAAGGCACCAGTAGAGCCTGACACACCTATCGCAGGAGCTAAAGGCGCAGCAGCTAAAGCAGGTAATGCAGTTGCTACAGTACCTATGCCTCTACCTACCTGATCTAACAAACCTCTGAAGGAAAACTCACCCTCTTCATACAGAGGATGCGCTGTTACCTTAGCTACCTCTGCCATGTTCTCAGACTTACCATCGACCATTGCTTGACCGAACGCACTATCAGAAAACCCGAACGCTTCTGCAACGGACTGACCGCCACGATACAAAAGCGCCTGACCTAAATCTACACCTGCTCCTATTTGGCTTCCAAAATCATCTGGTTGTTGGCTTAAGTGCTGATCATATTGCTGATCAGAAGCCGTCCATAAAGAATCAAAGTCGATAGTGTCTGTCATTATTTAGCTAACCTCTTGGCTACTACTTTTCTAGCTTTTAGGTATGTTTCCCCTACATCTGTAGTGCTTAACTCACCACCTGATGAGAACCAGTTACTTCCTTTCTTAGCCATTTCATCTGCAATCGCTTTCTTAGTTGATGCAGGATAGCTTACAAAATTGGTATCTACTCCATGTACTAACCTTGAAAGTTCTGTGAGGTTATCTCCTTCAAATCCAGAACCAGCCATGAAGGAACTAATATCACTTATCTTAGGACCATAGTCCTTAAGCGGATTTGTGATACCAGCAGCTCTAGCTTGCTGTGCCCTTAGAAGAAGAAGCGCATCTTTGTACTGCTTGTCCTGAATAGCTTTAGCTTGCCCAGATCTTGATGCAATTCCAGCTTGTAGTCCACTGCCAAGACGAGACATAGTAGTAGCTCCTGCCTGCCCTGAACTTGCCAACATAGCAGCACCCATTGCCATCAAGTCAACACGATCATTGATAGCATCAAACCAGTTCTGCTTATCTTCAGCACCTTCCGGAGAAACACCGACACCTTCCTCTGGAACGGTAACAGTTGCATCTGTATTAATCTCCTTGGGTACCTCTGTAGTGGCGATAGCTGGGGCATTAGGGTTATCAATTCTTTTTTGAACTTCAGTAGCATCCTCACCTAAATCTTCTAATAGTTTCTTTCTGTCTTCATCAAACTTAATAGATTTATTTCCTTGACTCTTAACACCTCTATCTAATATATCCTGACGCTCTTGAACAACATCAAGCTTACGCTGCCCAGCTGAAGCAGTTATAGTCCCTTTCTTTAACTCATCTATAATATCTAATTTATCTTTGCTAATACTTTCTTGGGATTTAATTTGGTTCCCTGCAATACCTAAATCTCGTGTGTCTTGAACACCTAAAGAACCACCTACAACATAGCTAGGCGCACCGCCTCCTTTCAGTAAAGGAAGTAAATTTGACAATACTAGCCCTTGTTCTGCTGTAGTTCCTTTTGTGTTCTCAGCAGTACGTCCACCACCATTAAAAAAACCGCCTATTGTATCAGCTGCGTTAAGCATAGATTGGTTCTGGTTTTGAATACGAGCGTTTCTATTCCCTGTTGCTGGCGCTTTTAGATTAGATAGATAACTTACAGCATCTGACACTCCTCCTACCCCTTTACCTATTAAGGCAAATGGATTCGTAGAAGAGCTAAGTATCTCTCTAGCTGATCTTTGATCTGTAGCATACCTAGAAGAAGGGGCATTAGAGTCTACATCAAGCTCAGCACCTACAGGTAAGTTTTGAGCTATCGCAGTAGGTAAAGTATAGTTAGGCGATACAGCTCCTCTCGTAACTGTATTTAACATCTCTGGAGTAGCCCCTAGTTGTAGAGCCTGCTCAAGAAGCTCTGCTTGTTTTTTATCAAGCTCTGCTATTCTAGGATCAAACATCGGAATTGCCATTATATACCTCCTTGATTAAACATACCCGCTGGCTGCTGTGCCTGCTGAGCTGCTTGTTGCATCTGCTGTTGTTGCTGACTCACTATTAATGATTCTAGGAGATCAGCTTCTCTGTTACGTCTAGGATGTAACTCTACGTTACTCCATTCTTCTGGATCACGTAACAAAGCAATAGCCTGAAGAAGGTCACCTTTAATAACAGCCTTCATAGTCTTGTACTTCAAAGCACCAGCGCCATAGTTATGTAACAAAGAAAGCGCAACCGCCTGCTGCTGTATACTAATAGAATCAAACTTAGGATATGCTTTACGGAGTTGCTGCTTAGACTTTTCAATATGCCTACGAGTAATATTCATAGCTACTTCAGCGGGGATGTTGAAGTGTCCAAGCTCTTTCTCAACTGCTAATGCTTCGCTACCTTTCTTACCTACATAAGGAAGCAGAGCATACTCTACGTCTTGAGGTAACCCTAAAGCTTTAAACTCACGTAGTCCCATCTGTCCAATATCAATACCACCACCAAAGGTAAGTCCAGACCTACCGATAACGATGCCATTCTTCTTTGGAAGATATGTTCTAGTTTCAAAACCTTCTTGCTCCAGTAAGAACTGAAGTACTGCATCATCTTTATCCATATTTAAGTCTCGTCGCTGAACATACTAGTTAGAAGTGTACCGCCAGCTGCCCCCGGCATAGCCATACCCCCGACAGCAAGACCAATACCAAGCAAATCACCAAACGGATCACTGGCGGTTGTCTGAGTAGTAGTCTGATTAGCTTCAGCCATCAACGGATTAGACCCTAAGAACTGATAGAACTGTGAGAGGTTTGAAAGTTCTGCATTACGTCCTGCATCAAACTGTTGAATCTCATCAAGCAAATTAGACTGCGCTCGCTGACCACGTTGCTCTCCAATTCTACCCATAAGGTTAGAGCCTCGCTCACCAGTCTGAAGCATCATAGGCATTAAACCCTGAGCCTGAAGACCTAGCTTCTGTTGTCCTAGAGCTGACTCTATTAGCGCCTGCTGCGTGTTACGGTTAACCTCACCACCAAGCAAGCCTAGACCTTCTTGTCCCTCACTGCCGCCATACTGACCCGCTGCTGACGCTTGTTGCATCAGTGGAACAGCACCACGCTGTAGTGATACGTTAGCTTGATCTAAGATACTTTCCATCTGACGCTGAAAGAAAGGATTGTTCTCAAGGTCACCAGCATTCAAGTAGTTTTGAAAGTTAGCTTGTGAGCTATCTACAAGATTAGATAGGTTACCGCCTTGACCATACTGAGAAAGCAGGCTCTCTTGTGCCTGACGGACCAATGGATCTTCGTCAGCAAGACGAGTACCTTGATAGATACCTTCTGTACCTTGGTTGTATAAGTTTTCAGCACCTTCTAATCCAACTATACTACTTGCGCGTAGCTCGTCACTGATTCTGCTTTCTGATTCTGTAGTTGTTTCCCCGCCACCCATGTTATAACTCCTTAATCATTAATACTGTTTTACAAGAATAGTCAGGCAACAACTTAAGCCATCCCTTCCTACCTCGTATCTCTATACCTTCTAAATCTTTTGACTTAGCCCAGTCTTCAATAGTAGATATATTATGCACCCACTTTTGAATCTCTGTACCACCTAACAAATGTATAAGTAGTCGTTTAGTAGTGGGGTATGTAACTGAATTCGTTACAACAATACCAACTACCTCTTCTTCATTACATTTAACAAGCCACAACTGACTGTTACCTTTAAATATACTTTCCATCACACTTTCTTCTGTAACTTCTGTTGCCTTTAGCAATACCTTGTGTAGATACTTCTTTATAACCTGTCGATGTAATTCAATCTCGTCGAGACTTACTACTCGTTTTACATTATATGTCAATTGGTTTACCCTCAACGTCTACGTCTATACTAGCAAAGGTAGCGGTGTCTGTACCAGAGGTTGTAGACATACGCAATGTAATAACATCACCCGCCTGTGCTGTGTTCTGAATCATAAAGGACATCTGTGTATATGCAGAGCCTGTAAAGGTTATACTATGTGTAGGCTGTATCAGAGTATTGTTTAAGTACACACCAATAAAATGCTCTGATGACCCACCACCATGATCAGAAATACTAGCACTAAAAGCTAACTTAAATCTAGAGGTAGATAAGAAAGTAAAAGTACCCGCTGTTGTATTTGCAATAAGTCCTTCTTCATAGCTGTTGACAGTATCAAAAGCAGTGATGGTAGTAGGTGTAGTAGTCAGCGCCATAGTAGCACCCGTACCCGCAGAAGATAAATACATACCTGACTCATGTACCTCACTGAGTCCGCCTATGAACCTAGCTATTCTCTGCAACTCGTTCTGTACATATACAGGCATACCATTAATATCCTGCGGAGGAGGCAGTGGTACGTATTCAAATCTCATTGCCGTCCCTCATAGCTATACTCAACGGTGTAACCTGTAAGCGACCACTGACTAACACTAGCTGACTCAAATCTAACTCCAATGTATCTACCACTCTGACGAAAGTTAACTTTGTAGTCTTGATCTATAACAAATGGCTGAGGCTGTGACCATGCAATACCTGAACCCTGTTGCTGCTCAGTACCTACGTATACGTTGACTGTACCTTCTCCCACAATATGAGGAGTAATAGAATTAACATACTTGTATCCTTGGTCATCACCAAAATCAATACCAATTCGTTCTGCATACGAAGAGTAATCAGTACCGTTAATAGTAAGACCTGTGTTGCCTTTATAGAATAAAGAGTTATCATAGTTTACAAGGAATAGACTTTTTGTTGCTGGGTTAAATCTGTTTTCTCCCCAGCTAGTCGTATCAGTATTCCAACCTTGAGCGTCAGTTTCCCATGTATAGCTATCATCAGGAGAGTCTGCAATAACACCAGTAGCTATGTAAGAGATGTTAACTAAGTCACGCTGTGACCAGTCATCTACTTCCCAGTTCCATACTAATGCCTTGTTAGCTCTACCATCCGTACTGTCTACTGTTGGAAAGTAAACCCAAATCTCTTTGTTAGGTACATCTGCAACACACTTAACTTTGTCTACATGTGCTGAGTTAACCTGAGTGTAGAAAGATCTAGCCATCTTGTTAGCAATCACAGACTTCTTAGAAGTACCATCATGCACATAGATGTCGCTGACACCTACAACAAAGTGCTTACCATTAAACTCAGTAACACAGTCACGAGACAGAATACCTGTATCATCGCTAAATACTTTCCTAAACGAGAAGATGAAGTTACCACCTATAAACTGCATAGCCCACACTGCATCGCTCTTATAGATAAAGAACGTATCGTTCAGAGCTTTACCTTCAATACAGCGACCAGCCGTGTCAGGTAGGATGTTGTAGCCAGCCTGTACAGCAGGGTTCACTGGATCCCACGAGGCAGGTATACCGCCTAGAGGAGCAGCATCACTCCACTTAACCATTGAAGGAAACACAGTACCTGCATCATCCTTAACGTCTAATGCTATCAAGTAGTTCTTAAAAGGACGTATGACACCAGTAGTCCAGCTTGTAGGCCATGCTGTCAAGTCTTTCATCTTACCAGCAGCAGTGTCATAGAACTGAGGTGCGTCTGTTCTATTGTTTAGAAGTAAAGCACCATTAAAAGTAGTACCTGTCCAACCATCGTCATAGTCACCAGTGTAGTCAACATCTGAACCAGCAGTCTGACGAGTTACGTTGACGTTGACACTACCATTAGTCCTATACACTTTAGTTTCACTAGCGTAGAACCAATAAGGTAGGCTGTAGTCTGTCCACGGCACAGCAATCATAGGCTGTACAACAGGAGCAGTGAATACTTGTGAGTATCCTAACGCCTTATTAGTTCTGTGGTTGCTAAAGTCAATGTTGTTGCCTTGGCTCCATATCTCATTAGGGAGTTCATAGGGAGACAAATCAATGTTAATCCCTCGTGGTCGTGATACCTCTACCCTTTTATATGGCATGATTAAGCAGTCCTTGTCCACATGTAAACAACTTGATATGGCTGCATAATGTTGAATGCGTTACCGCTACCTGTAGATGCTGTATTACTAGACGACGAAGCAGAGCGTTGATCTGGACCCGTGCCGTTTCCTGTAAATCCTCCAATAGCCTGAGCAGCAGTAAAGCTATGAGTGTGAGCAGGCAGCTCTGCTGTGGTCATTGAGTGAGTCTTAGAACCATCAGTATTACCCGCAGCGAAGTCACTGTCCCCTGAGTTATAACCAGCTAGTACTCTACCTTCTGAGAATGCTGTCCATGTAGTCCCAGCAAACAGCTGAGTAGGGCTTGTAACAACTGTTGACTGATAGATACATCCAATAGGATATATAGCATCATAGATGCTGGTACGTGATACTGGTACAGTGTTTATTAGATTAAGCTGTGCTGTTGTAGAAGTCACACCAGCTAGTTTATTAATCTCAGTGGCAGACGCTGTGATATCAGTCAAGACATTAATCTGTGCTGCTGTTGTGTTTACTGCTGCTTCACCAAGATTAGGAAACTGAGTCTTTAATACAGTTTTAATTAAACGTAGGTGATCGTCTCCTTGTGACTTAGGATCAACAGGCAAAGGATTACTAGCGTTAAGCTGGTCGATATATGATGCTGTTTCAAGTCCCATTGTAACCTCTTATTTATTTCGTTTCTTATTCTTAGCTGCTCGTTGCCCGCGCTTAGGCAAGGATGGCTTTTTAGCCTTAGAACAACCGCATGATTTAGTCTTCTTCATCATTCTTACCTCTTAGATTTAGCTCCAGAACATTTCCAGCGTTTGCGTGAAAGGTTGTTCGGAGTGTTAGGATCATTCTGCTTTTTCTTAGATAGACGTTTCTTAATCCCAAGGCTACGAGCGCAATAGCTATCGCCCTTAGATGTACCTGCTCTAACTCTAGGACCGCCGCCTTTAGCTTTACCAGCTTGACCATAACTAACTTTCTTACCACTAGCTGTGATCTTTACTTTTGCTTTGCCTTTACGCGGAGTAGCCATTGTTATTCCTTATCCTTCTTTGTTCCATTAACTATACTTTGTATAGTATCAGACTCATATATCCTAATACCTAGCCATATTATAGTGAGTATAGAAGCTGTTGGAGGTAACCACGAAGCCATTGAAAGAACAGCAGTAGAGGCAGCAGCTACGTCTAACATTTCTTTTGTTTCTTCTACCATGACAATCCCTTGTTCTTTATGTAGTTAGTAGATAATAATCTTTTTAAAACTAGTGGTTTTTAAATACCACCGAAACGCAAGACAATGCTAGAGGTAGCACCAAACTGACCTGTCTTACATCCTGCACGATAGTACATATTGGGTTCTGGTTCAAAGCCTACAAACTCACCAGTAGCAGTAAAGGTATCTACGTCTACCCATGATGAGCCATTAGTGCTTCGCTGAACAGTAATGATTGCGCTGTTAGCAAACGTACCAGATACAGATAAGTTAAAGCCTCCATCAAAGACTGCTGTATCAGTAAAAGTGTTTTCCGCAGTAATAGTTTTAGTTGCTAAAGTACTCATTTTATTCTCCTTGCGCGTCTAAGTGAGTTTGATATGCGGCTTTAGCTTCATCTGTAAATACAACACCAGCAATTGCTACAACATTAGCATCTTCGCTAGAAAGGTCTGCATCAGGTGTAAGAACATGACGATGGAAGTTTCTTGATATTTCCTCATCATCTCTACTGATAATTGTTGCAGTGCGTACCTGAACCACTGGATACCCTGCTAAATGTAATACTTCTATCTTGTCGTTAATTGTTGCTTCTGAAAGTGCCATGTTTATTTCCTTAGTTTATCGCCAAAATTGGCCTGTCCACCCTCTAGGGGTATTATGCTGTTATTGCTCCAAATGTTTTCCAAGTTCCCGGAGTCCCCGCTGTCGTGCAAATCCAGCCAGCTTTACCGCCAGCACTTGCTACCTGACTAAACACCATGTCGCCTACTACAAAAGCAAAATCTGTTGGAGCGCCATTTGATTTCCCAGTAACTGCTGGGTATGTGCCGCCAGTACGTTGAATTTTGCCTAAAATTGTTGGGTTAGTTCCAATATCTAAATTGTTATTGTTCCAAATAAGGTTTGTTAAATCCGTCCCATAACACCTAACGGTAAGATCGCCAGTATTTTTAAACATGTTTCCAAATATTTCAACGTCACAATTAGAAAGATTAATTTGAATTCCGCGATAGCAATTATCAAACACATTGTTAATAATTCGAGTCCCAGTAGACCCTGCATCATCAGCAAAAATCATAGTTGTATTTGCCGTTTTTCCTGCTGTTGATTGATGGAAATAATTGTTTGAAAAAACAGTGTTTGCCCCATAAACTCCACCAGAAATTTGATAGCAATCAGTAAACTGGCAGTTATCTACTTTAACATTATTGGGGATAGCCCCCGCTGTGCCTGATAAGGAAACACCAAGTGCAAATTTTCTAACAACACAATTAGAAATAGAAGCTGTTGTTGCTTCATACAATACAAATGCAGTCCCACTATCTATAGTTGCGGCTTCCATCACGCAGTTAGAAATAGCAACTCCTTCTCCCTGTACAGATATAGAATTATTGTTAGCTCTAGTTTTAAATGAGCAATTAGAAATTGCAAAACTTTCTAAAGTTTCTAGCGCATTGTAAATATATAAATCTGGTTTCCCTGTTCCGCTAGTGCCGTTGTTTTCAAACGAACAATTACTAATAACTATTTGTTGGTTATTGTCGCTATCTCCAGCTTCAGAATATAGTCGAAGTCCATATTCGGTGTTGTCTTTGAATGTAGAGTTTGAAACATTAATTCTAGTGCTTTCCCAAATAACTAAGCCTCGGCCACCTGCGCTTGTTGCCACACCAGTTGAGCCATTGAGATAAAAAATACAATCAGAAACCACCCAAGATACTGAGCCATTTCGAATTTCAGCCCCATAAAAATAAGAGTTTTCAAACAAACATTCTGACAACCTACCTTGATCGCAGTTATCAAAAGCTACTGCCGTATTTCTAGCTTTCCTAAACGTGCAATTATGTACCTGAGATTCAGAACAAGAATCAAGTTGCAGTAAACGCTGAAGCCCATTAGTGAACGCTGTGCCAGTTCCTTCAAAAACAAGACCTTCAATTCTAATATTGCTTTCACTCAAAGCGTAATATGCTTGAGTAGGGACGCTATCACTAGGCATTAAGCGAGCGTTCATGTCTCCACGAAGCTCAACATCACTTTGAATAACTACTTGACTGTCTGTTTTATAATCACCAGATGGGAAATAAACGGTTCCACCACCAGCCGCATTAGCCGCATTAATTGTAGCCTGAATAGCCGCAGTGTCATCTGTTGACCCATCTGCAATTGCACCAAAATCTTGGACATTGAACGGTTGCCCAGAAATCATTTGAAACCGCACTTTTGTTAATGACATAATAATTTCCTATGCAGTTTTATAGGTGATAGAAATATATATTTGACTACCAGCTTTGATTTGTTGTGCGCTATTAGCTTGAACAGTATTAGAGTCGCCTAAATACATAAGCAAAAAATTACTTCCTTCATCAATTTTCCCTACAAAGTCAGCGACATTTTTAGCAACCACATTGGTAAGATACAAAGATGCAACACTAGCTCCTCCTGAATCAGCTAAGTCAGCGGCAGTAAATGGTAAGCTGATCTGTACCGCACCTACTGGAGATGAAACTGCGTTGACATACAAATATCCAGATACATGAACAACATTGCCTATCTTGGTGTACGCAAGTTGGTTGTTGCTACCTACAAACCCTATTGTTCCGCTAGTAGTACAAGTTGCCGCAGTTGAATGCACACCCTCCTCGTAATCATCAAGTAGCTCAGAGGTGCCAGTGCCAGAGGTAGCAGAGAAGTCGATGCCTTTGCCAGAGGTGCCCATAATTAAATTGCCGTTTGTGATTTTGGCATTGCCCGATCCATCTAATCGCAAACGCTCGTTGCTACCTCCAGTTCTAAACGCTAAATAACCGTCTGCATTAGAGGCAGTTATATAATTGGCACTATTACGAGTCATTGACAGGTTAGTTACTGAAGTCCCATCACCCATGCTAATGTTGTTGCGAACATCTAAGTCTGCAACAGGAGCGTCTGTACCTACGCCAACTCGATTATTTGCAGAAGTAACAACAAGAGTATCTGTGTCGATAGTCATGCCGCCAGTAACATCTAAATCGCCATCTACTTTAAGATCAGAATTAATATCAATATCACCATCAAAGGTTAATTGACCCTCAATAGTCACATCGTTAAATGTAGGATTGCGACCAAATACGCCGCCTAATTGTTTAATGGTCATAATATTCTCTATTTATTGGTAAATTTGTAACAGCTATGAAACCCTATAAGCAACAGTTCCGCCAGTTTTACGATAAGCAAAATTAACTGCAACACCGCCAGCAGCAGCCGCAGTATCATCTGCATACGGCCCCGGCAAAAGCAAATGAACAGTATTGGTTGTGCCGTCTATTCTAAATGGGGGAGTCGCACCACCGCCAGATCCGCTTGAAATATAAAAGTCATCAGGGTTTGGCTCATCAGAATCACCCCTTCCGATAAACCAAACATCTGAACCGCCAGATTGAAAAACTAATTCTGCTCGCCTGTTAGCTGGAGAGTTAAAGTAGTATTTCAAATTTCCAGTAGAGTTAAAACGCATATTTTTTGCGGTATAAGCATCAAAAACATACGAAGACTCATCAACATTGGCACGTTCACCCAAAAGCAAAGAATCATCAATGAAATTAATATCAGATTCTTGGTCTAGGTTTAGGAACTTAACACTTGAATTAACTGAATATGGTGTTGCTACAAAAAATCTATTGCCAATTGTAGTGACCTTATTGGTTCCTGACTGAACAATTAGTCCGGTTGCCCCACCAGAACTGGTTTGATGGCAACTATCTACAACAAGTGAGTTTCCTGAAAAATCAATAAATGCACTATTACTGCCAGAATTAGTCATGAAACAATTAGAAACTTTGGAATAACCACCAGAGTCAAATTTAATTGCCGCCAACCCAGAGGCATTGTCAGTATTGACTAACTCTAAATAAACGCTAATGCTCCCAAAAGAACTGGCCCCTTTAGCATGTATTCCATAGCGGCCACAACGCTGTATTTTTGTTTGGCCAGAAATTGAAAATCCTTGACTTGCAGCACTTGAAAGATTTTGGTCAATAACGATATTATCATACAGGCAATCTTCAACTCGACAATTATAAATAACACCGGATTCAAACCCATCTGTATAAATATTTGTTTCAGTTATTCCTGCATCATTATTTCCAGCCCCGTACAACCAACAATCATTGATAGTCGCAGTCCAAGAATCTCGCAAAGATATGTTTACAACACCATCGTGAATGGTACACCTAGAAATGAATGTGACAAAATTACCGTTTGCGATATAGATAGTATTAGCTGTATCAACTCCATTTCCAGCAATATTTAGATCTTCAATTTGTATTTGTGCAGAAGCAACACCTGTGTATTGTATTGAGTTGCCACCTGATCCTGTGTGAACCAAAAAACTTGATGCGCGTCCTGCTCCAAAATATCGTTTTTGGCGAGCCAGAGTTAATCCTGTGTGATTATAAGTACCTTCTGGAAAATAAATTGCATTTGCAGAACTATCAATCGCAGCCTGAATAGCCGCAGTGTCATTCGCACTTCCATTGCCCACAGCACCAAAGTCTTTAACAGATACAGTCTCGCGTAACTTAG